TCTGGACCACCGCAAGTATTATACAAGGGGTTTAAAGATGGATGAGTCCGCAAAACAAGTAATTGATGTAATGAGCGTAGGTACTATGTTAGGGGCACTTGGTTCACTGTTACCGCCTATTGCCGCTTTGTTTACTATTATCTGGACAGGAATACGTATCTGGGAAACCGATACAGTTCAAGGCTTGTTTGAGAAGAAACGCAAGCGTGACGAAAAAGGTCGGTTCGTTAAGGAAGACTGATATGTGGACAGCACTTATTGGCCCTATAGCTGGACTCGCTAAGACTTGGCTTAACAACAAGCACGAGCAGTCACAAGCTAAACACGTAGCTAAGATGGAAGTCATCAAGAACACAGCTACGTGGGAACAAGAGATGGCGGCGGCTAGTGCAACCTCGTGGAAAGACGAGTGGTTTACTATAGTGCTGTCGATGCCCCTGTTGGCTGTGTGTTACGGAGTTGCTATGGATGACTTGAGTATTATGCAGAGGGTAGGTATGGCTTTTGTTGAGCTAGACAAGCTACCTGATTACTACCAGTACTTGCTTTACGTAGCCGTGACTGCCAGCTTTGGCATACGTGGTGCTGACAAGCTCATGCAAATGAAGGGCGGTAAATAATGGAAGGCCAAACTGATCTTGATATTTTCTTAGGTCAACTTTTTGGTGGTGGCTTTTCGACCTTTGCAGTAGACGGACTGCATGGTGGTATTGACCCTGTAATCATTGCTAATAGAATTAAACCATATCTTGAAGGTTTGTTTAGTATTCTAAAAGAGTCTGACTACATAAACGAAGATGGTTTTATTACTGATCCTGAGTTGCTTAAAGAAATTCAAGACTGGAGTTCTAAAGTTGCTCAAGGTGTTGTAGGTGACGGAGACTTAACCACAATAAGTTCAAACTACCCTCTTCTTGAAAACTTGCCCGGATGGGGGTCTTATTATTCAAGTACTACAGGAAATGAATTTTCTGGGGACACAGAAGACACGGGTGCAGGAACTGGGGAAGATGGTCTTGGTGAATTAGATCAAAATACATCTAAAGAAGACCTAAGAAAAATACTAAGAGATAACGGATACTCTGACGAAGCTATAGACATCATTTTTGATGCTGAAGTAAACTCTACAACTGGTAGCGGTCTTTTTCAAGGCAACAACGTATTGTCTAACGCCCTGTGTGAAATAGGGTACAGCAACTGTAGTGATTGGAGTGTTACCGCTGTTAATCCTACTGGCAATGAGTGCATGAACGCCGATGGTGAAGGCACTTATCAAAACGGAAAGTGCGTAACAGACACTTCTGAAAACAGCCTTTGCTATAATGTCGAAAACGGTGTTAAAGTAGAAGGTAAAAGAGATGCTAATGGTCAATGTATTTCTCTTGGTTCTGGCGGCGGTGCTTCTGACACTAATTGTGTAGTTATTACTCAAGAAAACGCTGACGAATGTGGTTACGAAATAACCAGCGACGGTCAACTTGTACCTAAAGATTTAAGCGGAGATCCCAATAAATACCCTACTTATGTTAATTGTGGTGGTGGTATTTTTGCAGAAACAGAAGAGGACTGTCCTGAAATAGAAGGAACAGGCGGTTACTCAGAAGAAGAACAAAGCACAGCACAAGCCATCAAAGATTGGATTGAAGGTCAAATAGGCAAAGTCAAGGACATGACAGTTGATGATGTCCTAGAAGTTGTCTTTGGTGGTAACGCTTTTGATCCTAAATGCGAGTTAACCGGAGAAGGCGAGGAGATGTGGGACTGCACAGGCACTGACGGCACTGAAGGAAACCAGTGCTGGAAAGACTGTGTAAGTGTTAGTGTCCTTGGTGGCATCCCCGGTTTGCCTATGCCCCCCGGAAACATAGATGTAGGCACAGTTAGAGACTTAGAAAACACAGCAAACGAAATAGGCACAACTATTGGAGGCATTTTAAACCCAGACCCGGATGACGAAGGTTTTATACAAAAAGTAAAAGATTGGGTTATTGGTAAGATAGAAGACATTTTTGGTGATATAGATGATGTAACACTTAAAGATATTACTGGATGGATTACAGGGACTCTTGGTAACGTTCTTGGTGGCTTGATACTAATTGAAACCGAAGACGCAACAAACACAGTAAAAGAAAAAATTGATGATATTTTATTTGGCGTAGCCCCTACTGGTGATGACGAAAACTGTATAGAAAGAGAGTACTTTGAGGCAAACAAAGAAACGTGTACTGCGTTAGGTTACCTTGATTGTGACGCCTCTGTAGGTGAACAGGGTCAAGAGTTAACTGGTGGAATAATAGGGCCAGATCAAACAACAGAAGGTTGTCAAGAAGTACAAGACCCGAACTGTATAGGGGACGGTAAGTGGGACGGAGAAAAGTGTGTATGTCCTGAAGGAAGTGATTTAGAAGGGCAAGAAGAGCCTTTAAGTGGAGATTGTTCTGATTCTGAAGTACAAGTAGAGTGTCCCGAAGGCACACCTAAAGCTGGTCAAATGGTTGACAATTTGGAGGACTGTGGCACTACTACAGTACAAGTAGAGTGTCCCGAAGGCACACCTAAAGCTGGTCAAATGGTTGACAATTTGGAGGACTGTGGCACTACTACAGTACAAGTAGAGTGTCCCGAAGGTACACCTAAAGCTGGTCAAATGGTTGACAATTTAGATGACTGTGGCACTACTACAGTACAAGTAGAGTGTCCCGAAGGCACACCTAAAGCTGGTCAAATGGTTGACAATTTAGATGACTGTGGCACTACTGGCGGTTGTCCCTCTAAAGGAACCGTACTAGAATCAGGTTGTGACGGAAGCACCTTCTTCATTCGTTTTGCAGACGGTGAGTGTGGTGAAATCTATGACTCTGTTCCGGGTTACGCTGGTTGTGGCGGTGGTGGTTACGAGTGTGACGATCCTAACGCTACTGTAAGAGAAGACGGTAGCTGTGGCCCGTGTAAAGCTGGGTACGTGTACGATGGCGTTGTGGAGCGTTGTGTACAAGAGTCAGTAACTAATCCTTGTAACGACGCTACGTATGCGGCGGCAAACCCACAAGAGTGTGGCACTGGATCAGAATGTGTAGATTGTACTTGCGCTGAGTATGCGGCGGCTAACCCAGAAGAGTGTGGCACTGGGGGCGGCGGTGGTGGCGGTGGTGGCGGTGGTGGCGGTGGTGCTGGAGGCTCCAGTTTTGGATCTGGTATGTTTGATATGACGCCTACTGACATCACAGCGGCTCCAGAATTACTAGCGGCGGCTCAGTTTCCAATTCAAAACTTTTTACAACAATACGTAGAAGGAAAGGTCGACCAAAATACTAGCATAACTAGCTTGTTTGAGGGCTTAGTATGACATATTTAGATTTAGTAAACAACGTACTGAGGCGTCTCAGAGAAGACACAGTAACGACAGTTAGCGCCAACACGTACAGTGCTATGGTTGGTGACTTTATCAACGACGCCAAACAACTCGTGGAAAACGCTTGGGACTGGTCTAATCTTAGGTCTACCCTTACGATCACCACGGCGGCTGATGACTACACGTACTCGCTTACGGGATACCAAGACCAAGGTAAGATTCTAAACATCATCAACGATACGTCTAACATTGTGATGGAGTACAGACCTCAAGAATGGTTTGACGATAAGTTCTTTGTAAACACTCCTGCCTCTGGTGCACCACAGTACTACACGTTTAGTGGTATAGATGGCTCTGGTGACGCACAGATTGATGTGTACCCTAAGCCTGACGGTGTTTACTCACTAAAGGTCAAGAGTGTCATCAGGAACGTAGCCCTAAGTGCTGACTCTGACACACTGGCTATTCCTAGTCAACCCGTGATTCACATGGCGGTAGCTCTGTTGGCTCGTGAACGTGGGGAGACGGGCGGTACATCAGCACCAGAGTACTTTGCTATTGCTGACAAGTATCTGTCTGACGCTATTGCTCTGGACGCCCAGAAGCATCCTGAAGAAACTATTTGGTACACACCGTAGGGAGACGCTAGATGGCCCAGCCGCTACAGAGTATTAACCTAGTTGCTCCTGCGTTCAAGGGGATCAACACAGAAGACTCTCCGCTTGCACAAGACGTAGCGTTTGCAGAGATTGCAGACAACGCTATTATCGACAGGAGTGGACGCCTAGCCTCTCGTAAGGGCAACACGGTTTCTACCACAGACAAAACTGTGTTGGGTACTGACTACCTCCACAACATACACGAATTCTACGACAACGCCGGTAACGAGGTAATCTTTAGCACTGGCAACAACAAGATTATGACAGGTACGACTACACTGGTTGACGCTACGCCGGGGTCGTACACGATTACAGATAACGATTGGAAGATATTTAACTTTAACGATCATGCTTACTTCTTCCAACGTGGCTACGAGCCTCTCGTGTACAGCAACAGTTTAGGTGCAGTTACTAAAATGTCTAGTGTTGCTGGTGCGTCTGTAACTTCTGCACAGTACGCCAACGAAGCTATAGGT